TTATTCCTAGTCTCACACCTCAAACGATCCCAAGGTAAGGCACACGAGGACGGTGCTCAGATATCCTTGGGTGAACTACGAGGTTCACAGGCAATCGCACAACTGTCAGACATAGTAATAGGCATGGAACGTGACCAGCAAAACGGTAATGAGGAGATAAGGAACACGACTACTGTTCGAGTCCTGAAGAATCGTTACACTGGTGAGACAGGCCCAGCGTGTTACCTACAGTACGACAGGACCACGGGTAGGATGCAAGAAGTAGCTAACCCTGAGATAGGAGCAGACTTTTGATCTACCTTGACCTTGAGGCCAACGGCTTAACTCCAGACACCATCTGGTGCGTCGTTACACGGGAAAATGGTGTAAGTACTGTACACACTACCCGTGACACCCTCTGTAAGGCTCTAGAATGCTCTGTAAGCGTCTGTGGACATAATCTGATAGGTTATGACCTCCCAGTGCTAAAACGTCTCTGGGGGCTTTCTGTGGCTCCTGAGCGTATAGTCGATACTCTGGTGTTGTCACGTTTGTTTGACCCAAGCAAGTCCGGTGGACACTCTTTGCGCAACTGGGGCAACGAACTAGGCTTTCCAAAAGGTGACCATAATGACTGGTCTTGTCTGTCTCCTGAGATGATTGATTATTGTATACAGGACGTAGCTGTTACGGAAGCAGTACATCAAAGGCTTATAGCTGAAATGGTAGACTTTGACCAGCAGTCCATTGACTTGGAACATAAGGTGCAGTTTGCAGTACAGCAACAGGAACGCAATGGTTGGCTTTTAGACCAAAAGCTGGCTAATGAACTTTGCGCAACATTTAAGGAGGGCATGAATGCTATTGAAGCCGAATTACAGAAGATGTTCCCGCCCATTATCGAGGAAAGGCATTCTGAAAAGACAGGGAAAAGACTTAAAGACAAAGTTACAGTTTTCAATGTTGGGTCTAGACAACAAGTTGCAGCACGACTTGCAACGAAGGGTGCTAAATGGAATCAGACGACGACGGGTGGAAAGCCAGTTGTCGATGAAAAGACGCTTAAGGAAAACAGTCACGTCCCTGAGGCGGGAAAAGTTCTTGAGTACCTTACTCTTCAAAAGCGATATGCGCAGGTACATTCTTGGTTAGAGGCTGTTAAGGACGACGGTAGGGTTCACGGACGTGTCATTAGTAACGGTGCTGTAACTGGACGAATGACACACCAAAGCCCCAATATGGCCCAAGTACCGGCAAGTCATAGTTTGTACGGACACGAGTGCCGCTCTTGTTGGACTGTGCCTGAAGGTAAGAAACTCGTAGGTTTTGACGCTAGTGGCCTTGAACTACGCATGTTAGCCCATTACATGGACGATAAGGAGTTTACTAATGTCCTTCTCACCGAAGACATTCACACAAGAAATCAAATGGCTGCGGGACTTGAAACAAGACCTCAAGCAAAGACTTTCATCTACGCTTTCCTTTACGGAGCCGGAGATGCAAAAATTGGAGCTATCGTTGGAGGAAGCGCAAGAGATGGCGGAGATCTTAAACAGAGATTTCTACGAAATACACCTGCTCTTGAAAGTCTACGAGAACGGGTTGGTAGAGCATCTGGGAGAGGTTATCTCAGAGGACTTGATGGACGAAGGCTTAGAGTTAGATCTGAACATGCTGCATTAAATACATTATTACAAGCTGCAGGGGCTATTGTTATGAAAAAGGCCCTCGTCATCTTGGATGATTACGCTAGTCAATGGAACTTGGACTATAGGTTTCTAGGTAACATACATGATGAGGTACAAGCCGAAGTGGTCACTAACCAAGCAGAGAAGTACGGTTGGTTGGCTGTCGAATGTCTGAAGGCTGCTGGAGTAGCGTTTGACTTACGGTGTCCTCTGGACGGAGAATATAAGGTAGGTAGCACATGGGCGGAGACTCATTAACAAAGCAGTACAGTTTTATAGATGAAGATGATTATGAAATAAAAGGAGATACTAGTTGGTGTGTAAAGTGTGAACAGGAGTTGCCTGTTTCTTTTTTCTCTAGGAACTCAGGTAGACCTTACTTAAGAACTGAGTGTAATAAGTGTCTAACACACATGAGGAAAGTTATTGAGCACTTAAAGAAAACTAACTCTTATCCTCCTGAAGATTATAACTGTCCTATCTGTCTTAGAAAAGGAGAAGATGTGCTAGGATTAGGAGGAAAAACACATAAAAGCCCTTGGGTTTTAGATCATTGTCACGAAACAAACGAGTTTAGAGGTTGGTTATGTCATTCTTGTAATAGAACTTTAGGTGGTTTTAAGGACGACATAGACAGGCTTTTAAGAGCCATAGATTACTTGGAGCAGTTAAAATGAAAAATATCCATACACTGATAAGCGACATCTACAAACTGGTTGAGACTAAAGATGTGCCAGAGGGTGTTGACATTGAACACTGTATTGAAGAGTTTGGCGAAGGCGTTAAAAGTCTTATGCGCCAAGAGTTCACACAAAAGCGTGACAACTCTCGTAAACTACGCATGTCCAACATAGGACGCAGTGATCGCTTCTTGTGGAATGTGTATAACGACGTAGAGAAACTGGACGACATGCAACCCAGTACTTACGTTAAGTTTCTTTACGGACATTTAATCGAAGAGATGTTACTTTTCCTCTCACGCGCAGCAGGACATGAGGTCACAGATGAACAAAAGAAGTGTGAAGTTAACGGTATTACAGGGTCTATGGACTGTAAAATCGACGGTGTTGTCACAGATGTTAAGTCTGTGTCAACTTTTGGGTTTAGGAAATTCAAAGACGGCTCTATGGCTTATGACGACCCGTTTGGATACGTCGCTCAAATTAAGGGCTATGCGAATGCAGAGGGTGCTACTAAATTCGGATGGTTAGCAATGGACAAACAGAATGGGCATTTGACGTACCTCATGTACGATGAAGAGGACACCCAAGCGCCTGTACATGAGAAGATTGGTTATGACATCGGTGAACACGTTGACCACGTTAAGCAGATGGTGTTGCAACCGGAGCCTCCTGAGCATTGTCACAAGCCCAAGGAGGACGGCAAGAGCGGCAACATGAAGCTGGACATAGGGTGTTCCTACTGTTCCTATAAGAAGAATTGTTGGCCCGGTGTAAGAGCTTTTGCTTACTCTGCGGGACCACGTTATTTAGTAGAGGTATTTAATGAACCGAAGGTCCAAGAAATCGAAATTTAGAAGTACTTTTGAAGAAGACGTCAGTAAAATACTAAAGGAGTTTAACTATGAACCTTTCACTATTCCTTACACTATCTCTAGGAGCTACCGTCCTGACTTCGTTGATGTTAGCGGTTTATATCTTATTGAGTGCAAAGGATATTTCAGAGACGGAGACACCAAAAAATACACCAGCATCAGAGACAGCCTCCCAGAAGGACAAGAGTTAATCTTTGTTCTGATGCAACCTAACAAGAGGATACGTAAGGGTGCCAAAATGACTATGGCACAATGGTGTGACAAAGAAGGAATATTATGGTATAATATAGATACACTACAGGAGTTGATTAGTTATGTCGCTAACGCTAGAGGAAATTAAGGATAGGCTTTTAAAGACCTATGACCCTGACGATCTTCTAGAGGCTTTAAAGATTACAGCGGAGCAGTTACTAGACCGCTTTGAGGACAAACTAATTAATAGACTTGACGTGTTTGAAGAAGAGTTAGAGGAGGAAGAAAATGAGTATTGATGAAGCGACTCCGAAAGATTGGGACACCTTAACGGCACTAAATAACCTGTCTATCAGGAAAACACCAGATCCTGTAGAACAGCCTGACCATTACAACAAAGGAGCAATCGAAGCCATCGAAGCCATTAAAGCGTCCATGCCTGATAACGAGTTCAACGGTTATCTCAAGGGTAACGCACTGAAGTACCTCTGGCGTTATGACTACAAAGGCAAACCAGTGGAGGACTTACGTAAGTGTCGCTGGTATATTGAACGACTAATCAAGGAAATGAATTAATGGACGCATATCAACAGTACATACACAAGTCACGCTACGCACGTTACCTGCCAGAGGAACAGCGTCGTGAGACTTGGGAAGAAACAGTAAATAGATACCTAGATTATTGGGTAGACCGTGTAGGTCTCAACGAGTTTGACCAGTCAGAGATTTTTAATGCTATTCACGAGTTAGACGTAATGCCTAGCATGAGAGCATTGATGACTGCTGGAGAGGCTCTTGACCGTGACAACGTAGCTGGTTTCAACTGTAGCTACCTACCTATCGACCACCCTAAAGCGTTTGACGAGATGATGTACGTACTTATGTGCGGCACAGGCGTAGGCTATAGCGTTGAGCGTCAGTACGTAACAAAGCTACCAGACGTAGCAGAGGAATTCCATGATACCGATACAGTTATACATGTCGCCGACAGCAAAATTGGATGGGCTAAAGCTTACCGGGAACTTATTAGCTTGTTGTATTCAGGCCAACTTCCAAAATGGGACGTGTCTGGAGTACGACTTGCAGGGGCAGCCCTTAAGACCTTCGGAGGTAGAGCATCTGGTCCAGAGCCTCTTGTCGATTTGTTCAACTTCACAGTCAGCGTCTTTCGGGAGGCTGCTGGACGTAAACTTAGCTCCATCGAATGTCATGATCTCTGCTGTAAGATTGCACAGATCGTCGTCGTCGGAGGTGTACGCAGGTCCGCTCTCATCAGTCTGTCTAACCTCACTGACGATAGACTCCGAAGATGCAAGTCAGGCCAGTGGTGGCAAGATAATCCTCAACGCGGACTAGCAAACAACAGCGCTTGTTATACAGAGAAGCCAGACTTCGAGGCATTTTTAAATGAGTGGAAAAGTTTATACGAGTCCCGTTCAGGAGAGCGAGGTATGTTCTCTAGAGTCGCAAGTCAAAAACAAGCTGCAAAGAACGACCGAAGAGACGCTACCTATGATTTTGGAACTAATCCATGTAGCGAAATCATCTTACGGCCTAACCAATTCTGCAATCTATCAGAAGTTGTTGTCAGGGCAGAAGATACGCTCTCAGACCTCAAACGAAAAGTACGTGTTGCGTCTATCCTTGGGACTCTACAGGCTACCCTAACCGACTTCCGATACCTACGTAAGATCTGGCAGAAGAACACAGAGGAAGAAGCATTACTAGGAGTATCATTAACAGGGATCATGGATCATCCAACCCTATCAGGAAGGAGAGATAAAGGTGTACTCAAAACGTGGCTTACGGAGCTTAAAGAAGAGGCTATTAAAACTAACGCAGAATGGGCTAACCGTCTTGGCATTAACACTAGCACTGCCATTACTGCTGTTAAGCCTTCCGGCACTGTTAGTCAGTTGGTGGATTCTGCGTCTGGCATCCACCCTAGATACTCAGATCAGTACATTAGACGAGTTAGAGCGGACGCCAGAGACCCACTCTGTGCCGTCTTAGAAGCTGCAGGAATCCCTGTAGAGGACGACGTTATGTCACCCACTACTAAGGTATTCAGCTTCCCTATAAAATCCCCTGACGGGGCTGTGGTGGCCTCTGAGATGGGTGCAATGGAACAACTTGAGCTATGGGAGATTTATCAGGACTTTTGGTGTGAACACAAGCCTTCTATGACGTGTTATTACCGTGATGATGAATTCCTTGAGGTAGGTCAGTGGTTGTACAACAAGTTCGACAAGATTAGTGGAGTATCGTTCCTCCCTTATTCCGAACATACGTACCAACAGGCTCCTTACGAACCCATAGATTCAGAGACCTATGAGAAGCTTAAGGAGGAATTCCCAGAGACGATTGATTGGAACATCTCTGAGAACTCTGACATGACAGAAGGGTCTCAACAGTTAGCCTGTACGGGGAATAACTGTGAGTTGTAAACTACGGGGGCTTCGGCCCCTTTTTATTTAATCAGTTTGTCAAACATTCCTTCTTTTTTAGGCCTAGTCTCTTCAAGAGGCATACGAAGCCCTAACTCTTTTTGACGCTTAGGTGTCATGTATTCTCTGATAACATTATTAGCCTTCTCTATTCTATTTAGTCTAGTTCTAATAACTGAAGGTAGTTTTTCCTCATCACCTTTTGCTTTTACGTAAGCGTCTACAGCCTCTAGTAAGTAATGCTCCCCAGCAGGTTTTTCCATCTGCCTAAAAATAAGAGCAGAATTCCTGTCACCTTTCTTTTCTGAAAACTCAGCAAGATCCTCTAACGGTAGTTTATTGGACCCTCTGTGATAAAACTCGTGCATAATGGTTCTATCAGCAGTGTCTTTGGGATCTAAAAAATATCTTTCCGGGTCTTGTACATCTTGATAATAAACTTCATCAGCTACCGGAGTCCCCATAGGAAACAATCTTTCACTTTGCAAAAGTTTTTGCGTAGATTCTCTTAAAGGGCCTAAGTTAGGTGGTATATAAAAACCAGAGACACGCTTATTACCTCTACCGTAAACAGGAAGCTGACCCCTTTCCGCCATTTGTGGTGTTTGCTGCCCGTACTGCCTTGGTGTAGTCACTTCACCTTTAGTCGGATAGTCACCAGAATAACCAAAGCCAGCAATAAGACCGTACTTACCACCCGGACGTGCTTCAGCAGGAACACGATTAAACACATCCATCATTAACTCATAGTCCATGAGTTGTTGTGATTGTTTTTTCCCTTCCATTTTGAGTCCTTATACCATAGCTGTTTGTCTAGTGCTTTCTAGCAA